TCTAGGTCCTGATAGTCCTTTAGTTCCTATCTTAATGCAGGGTGTGTTGGAAACTTCTAACTTAGCTAACAAAACACAGCTACTACAGTTGTTAGCACAGTCACAACAACCTAATCCACAACAACAACAGATGCAAATGCAGCAAGCACAGCTTCAAATGGGTTTAATAGCAGCTCAAACTGCAGATCTTAACACTAAAGCAGGTAAACAACAAGCGGAGGCACAACAAATTGTTGTGGAAACTCAACTTGAGCCTGAAGTAGTGAAAGCTAAACTAGTTGCAGCTCTTTCTACTAACCTAACTGCAGGTCAAGATGATGATAAGGAGTTTGAGCGTCGTGTTAAAGTTGCTGATCTCCTACTAAAAGAGAAATCTCTTGATTTAAAAGCAGTAGATAGTGCTCAAAATAGAGAGATTGTCAAGATGCAAATGAATACTAAAAAATAACTCTTGACTTTTAAATAATCTTATGGTATAATCATTATATAAGTAAAGCTATTATAACACATTCTTATGAAAGGTGCAATAGTTTGGATAGAGAATTACAAGATTATTACGAAGAAAGATTTAGTACGATGTCCTCTAAAGGGTGGAAAGACCTAATAGAGGATGTTCAAGCGATGTATGATGCAACAAACCAGATTAGTAGTACAGATAACTTTGAGGGGTTCCATAAGCGTAAGGGTCAACTAGATATCCTACAGTGGATTCTCTCACTAAAACAGGTTTCCGAACAAACGTATGAGGAATTGCTAAATGCGGATAATGCTTGATTTTAAGTGTACCGTATGTGATCATACAGATGAACGGTATGTAGATAACAACACAGAATACACTGAGTGTTCTATATGTAATGGTAAAGCTACTCGAATGATTAGCACACCTACTATTTCATTAGAAGGATACTCAGGTAGCTTTCCAGGTGCAGCAGCCGCTTGGGAAAAAAAGCACAGAATGGCTGCTACCCCAAGAGATTAGCTACGATAGCCAAGTAACTAGTTCCTTTCCTAAAATGCTTATATGCACAGGAGACTTAATATGGCACAAGTGATAGATGAAGTTTTAATTAATGATTTAGAGACTGACTCATTAGATGATAATGATAACTCAGAACCTCTAGATACCTCAGCTAATAAACCAGACGAGGCTGTAGAAGATCTACCAGAGAAATACCGTAACAAATCACTAAAAGATATTATCGCAATGCACCAAGAAAGTGAAAAGCTTATTGGTAAACAAGGTAATGAAGTTGGTGAACTACGTCGAACAGTAGATGATTTTATTAAAACTCAAACTTCTAGAAACTTAAAGACAGATGTAGAACCAGAACTTAGTGATGATGACTTTTACAGTGATCCAATACAAGCAACCAAACGGGCTATTGATGAACATCCAGCAATTAAGGATGCTAAACAACAAGCGATGGCGATGAAGCAAGCAGCTGTGCAAAATCAGATTGCTTCTAAATATCCTAACTTCCGTGAGATTGCTACAAGTGAAGAATTTGGTAATTGGGTAGGTGCTTCTAAAGTACGTTTAGAGTTATACAATAGAGCTCAAGATCAGTTTGATTTTGACTCTGCTGATGAACTCTTATCTACTTGGATTGAACGTCAAGAGTATACTAAGAAAGTAACTGATACCTCTAAATTAGACCGAGAGCAACAACTTAAATCGGCAGATATGGGGACATCAGGTGCAACTGAATCTACATCAAAAAAGAAATATCGTCGAAGCGATATTATTAAACTTATGCAAACCGATCCTGATCGATACGATAGTATGGCACCAGAAATTATGCAAGCCTATCGAGAGAACAGGGTAATATAAAAACAATTTAGAAAAGGATTTACAAAATGGCTTTAGGCTCAAATCACGTAACAAATACTACAGGCGCATCCTTCATCCCAGAAATTTGGAGTGATGAGATTATCGCTGCTTATAAGAAATCTCTTGTAGCAGCTAACCTATTTAAGAAAATGTCTTTCACTGGTAAGAAAGGTGATACTATTCATATCCCTTCTCCTACTCGTGGTGTAGCTTCTCTTAAAGCTGCTGAAACACAAGTAACTCTACAAGCAGCTACTGAAACAGAAGTAAACGTATTGGTAGATAAACACTACGAATACTCACGTTTGATTGAAGATATTACAGAAGTACAAGCTCTATCATCTCTTCGTCGTTTCTACACTGAAGATGCTGGTTATGCTTTATCTAAACAAGTTGATACTTCCTTGATCCAATTAGGTCGTACTTTCAACGGTGGTTCTGGTGTTACTTATGGTGGTGCTTACATCGGTGGTGACGGTACTACTGCTTACACATCAGGTTCAAGCAATGCTTCTGCATTAACTGATGCTGCTATCCGTCGTACAATCCAACGTTTAGATGACAACGATGTTCCTATGGATGGTCGTTTCTTCTTGATTCCTCCTTCAGCACGTAACACATTGATGGGTTTATCTCGCTATACTGAACAAGCCTTCGTTGGTGAAGTTGGTAATGGCAACACAATTCGCAATGGTGAAATCGGTAACTTGTATGGTATCCCTGTATTTGTATCAAGCAACTGTGATACTGCTACTGGTGGTGCTCGTATCGCTTTACTAGGTCACAAAGATGCTGCCGTGTTGGTTGAACAACAAGGTGTTCGTTCACAAACTCAATACAAACAAGAATACTTAGGTACTCTATACACTGCTGATACATTGTACGGTGTTAAAGAGCTACGTGATAACGCTTGCTTTGCATTAGCTGTTCCAGCCTAATAAGTAATTAGGTTTAAACCTCTTACCCACACGATTCTTAGGGTAGGGGGTTTTTGCATAATTATTTAACCACGGAGAATATCAAATGGCACAATTCAAATGTTTAGTATCAGGTACAATAGTTTCCTTTGAGCATGAGCATGATATTGTTGAGATGCATAAACATCCTCAGTACGAATTTGTAGAACCAAAAGCTCAAGCTAAAGCACCTGAAGGTTTAGTAAAAGAAAAACAAGTAGCAGTAAAATCAATCTTTAAGGACTAATTATGGCAATCTATCGTGGTGAAGGTGGTAGTGGGGATGCAACAGCAGATACCTCCAATACCTCTGCTATTGCTATTGCTGCTGCTCTAGATTCTCAGAATAGTGCCATAGCGTCAGCAGCTAGTGCTACTGCTGCTAGTGGTTCAGCTACTTCTGCTTCAGGTAGTGTAACTACTGCTGCTACTTCAGCAACTAATGCGGCTGCTAGTGCTGCAACAGCTACAACTAAAGCATCTGAAGCCTCTACAAGTGCTACCAATGCTGCTGCCTCAGCTTCTACTGCTACCACTCAGGCTACTAATGCTTCTTCTAGTGCTACTACTGCAACAACTCAAGCAACAACAGCTACCACACAAGCTGGTTTAGCAACCACTCAGGCAACTAATGCTGCTACATCAGCTACGGCAGCTAGTGATTCGGCTACCTCTGCGACAACTCAAGCATCTAATGCAAGCACAAGTGCCACAGCAGCTTCAGGTTCAGCCACTACTGCATCAACACAAGCAAGCAATGCCTCTACGTCAGCAACTAATGCGGCTAGTTCAGCATCAGCGGCTTCTACAAGTGCAACCAATGCAGCATCAAGTGCCTCAGCAGCTAGTGGGTCAGCTTCTACAGCATCTACTCAAGCAACTAACGCAGCAGCGTCAGCTACAACAGCAGGTACACAAGCCACCAATGCAGCGGCATCTGCTTCAAGTGCCTCAACATCTGCTGCTACAGCCACAACGCAAGCCACTAATGCAAGTTCTAGTGCAAGTGCTGCTGCTACCTCAGAAACTAATGCTGCATCGTCTGCTTCAAGTGCTTCAACTTCAGCTACAAATGCAGCCAATTCAGCTACAACTGCTGCAAGCTTTACACCAAGTCAAACAGGTAACAGTGGTAAATTCCTTACTACAAATGGTACGGCTACCTCTTGGGGAACAGTAGATGCACTCCCTTCTCAAACAGGGAATAGTGGTAAGTATTTAACTACTGATGCTACTACAGCTTCTTGGGCTACCCTTAATGTAGACCCTAATGTCACAACTAAAGGGTTATACGAACACAGTAATACAATTTCTGCTAACTATTCTATAGCTGCTGGTAATAGTGCAATGTCCACAGGACCAATTACAGTAGCATCAGGCGCAGTAGTTCAAATACCAAGTGGCTCTAGATGGGTAGTTTTATAAAGGAAAACTTATGGCTTCAATAATTAATGCCTCAACTGCTGGTGTAGGTGGTGTAATTACCACAGCAGATAATACTGGTATCTTAAACATACAAACGGCAGGAACAACTGCGATTACTGTTAATGCCTCACAGAATGTGGGTATTGGTGTTTCAAGTCCTACTTGCAAACTGGATGTTCGTGGAAACACTTTTAAAATATATGATAGTGGAACAACAAATGCAAGCGTAGTCGTTCGTAATTCAACAACAGGCGATTCTGCAGGACTTACTATACAACAAGACGGAGTAAACACCCTTTTGTATAACAGCTCAAACGGCTACATGGCTTTTGCCACTAACGCAACAGAACGTATGCGTATTGACTCTAGTGGGAATTTGATGGTTGGCTCTACATCAGGCACTGCTAAATTAAGTGCATATCAAACAAATAGTTCATTTAATTCTGTTTATGCTGAGCATAGTGGTACTGGTGGTGTTTGTCTTATAAACGCAACAAATGTTGCTTATAATTCTGGTGTTCTTGGTTTAGTTACAGGAGCAACAGCAGGAACAGGATTTAATTTTCTTCAAGGTTGGTCTAGTAACTTTGGTTCAGAACGGTTTAAAATTGTTGGCAATGGTAATATACAAAATGTCAACAATAGCTATGGCGCAATTTCAGACATTAAACTTAAAGAAAACATAATTGATGCAACTCCTAAACTTGATAAGTTGCTGCAAGTTAAAATCCGTAACTATAATTTAAAAATTGACCCTGACCAAAAACAAATTGGTGTTATTGCTCAAGAATTAGAATCTGTATTTCCATCTTTAATTGAAGAAACAGAAGATAAAGATAAAGACAATAATGATTTAGGTACAACAACCAAAGCGGTTAAGTATTCTGTATTTGTGCCTATTCTTATTAAAGCCATCCAAGAACAACAACAAATCATTACTGATTTGCAAGAATCACTCACTAATCTAACCTCAAGATTAGAAGCACTAGAAGGAGTTAAATAATATGTCGGGTGTAATTATAGCTGGTAACACGAGTGGTAGTGTCACACTAGACGCACCAGCAGTATCAGGAAGTACGGTTATTACTCTGCCTACAACTAGTGGCACAATGGCTACTTTAACCACACCTAGCTTTACGACAACCATAGGTGTAGGCAATGCAACGCCTTCTACATCAGGTGCAGGTATCACATTCCCAGCCACACAATCTGCTAGTACAAATGCTAATACGCTAGATGATTATGAGGAAGGTACTTGGACACCAATCTTCACTACAACTGGAACAAACTTCACGAGCGGTGGGAATACGGGAACAGGAAGATACATAAAAATCGGGAAAATGGTTACGGTGCTGGTCAATGCTGTTTTAAGCGGCGCAGTTTCGGGCGGAACAGGGGATGTCGTAATTACTGGCTTGCCATTTACAGTTTCTGGAAGTGGCGCGGGTATCGGCGCTTTTTTATCTGGGCGCGTAACAATAACCACAAGCAACTATTATCTTGTTGCGGAGGGCGGTACGTCGCAAATTGGTATTTCTTCCCTTGTTTCTGGAGCCAATCCAACTAGCCTTCCAGCATCTGCCGTAAACGGAAACGGTACTCCATACATTTCAGGAACGATAACGTACTTTGCAAATGATTAACTACGTTGGATTAACGTAGTCGGACACATTTTTTAACCAAAGGAGAAACACAAATGGCATTAACAGAAACAAAGACAATAGACCAAATCACAGTTACAGAGAACGGCACTATCCTTTACCGTGAGGCTACTCGCATTTTAAAAGATGGTGAGCAGATAGCACAAACCTATCACCGTTCTAGCCTAGCCCCAGCGAGTGACTTAACAGGCGTACCTGCCAATGTAGTGGCGATTGCTAATGCAGCTTGGACAACGGATGTAGTAGCAGCTTATCAAGAACAGGTAGCGAAAGTAGGAGCATAATATGGCAATCACGCTAAATGGTGACACAGGTATTACAACCCCAGCAGAAACAATACAGGGCAACCTAACAACCACGGGCAACACCATACTCGGTGACGCAAGCACAGACACCCTAAACGTAGGAAACGGTGGTCTGGTTAAAGACGCTTCGGGTAACGTGGGGGTT